TCAGAAAGCAGCGTAACGCAGCATGAAGGCGCACTCTCCATTGCATCGTCGCAGATTAGCGATAAAGCCTCCGCCAATGGTGTAGCAAGCCTTGATGGTACTGGCAAGATTCCTTCTTCTCAGCTCCCGGCTATTGCACTGTCTGAAGTATTTGTGGTAGCAAGCGAGGCTGCACAGCTTGCCCTTGCCGCACAGGAGGGTGACGTTGTAGTCCGCACGGATGAAAGCAAGAGCTACATACACAACGGCGGCACCGCCGAGACGATGGCTGACTACACCGAGCTTCAGACCCCTGCTGATGCGGTAACGTCCGTCAACGGATACACGGGTACTGTGTCGCTCACGACAAGCGATGTTAGTGAGGGAACGAATCTCTACTACACAAGCGGCAGGTTTGACACGGCATTTGCGGCAAAGGATACGGATGACCTCAGCGAAGGGGCAACCAACCAGTACTTTACAAACGCCCGCGCACGTTCTGCGATTAGCCTGACGACTACAGACTCGTCTGAGCTTTCCTACGACAGCAGCACTGGTGTTTTTTCCTATGTGTCGCCAAGCACGGTAGCAGACGCAAACTCTGTTACGCTTGAAGTTCGCAATACTACTGGCTCCACGATTCCCAAGGGCGCAGCGGTTTACATTAGCGGTCACAGCGGAACAAAGATTCTTATTGACCTTGCTGACGCTGATGCAAGCGGTAAGTATCCAGCTATTGGTCTTACTGCGGGTGCCATTGCAAATAACAGCGATGGAGAGGTAACGGTTTATGGACAGCTTGCTGGAGTCAACACAAGCACATACAATGTTGGCGATGTTCTTTACCTGTCAACTACGCCTGGTGTTCTCACCAATACGCGGCCATCTGATTCCACGGCTGCGGTGCAGAACATTGGGCGTGTTGCTCGTTCTGACAGCAATGGCATCATCATTGTATCTGGCTCTGGTCGTGCTAACGACATTCCAAACCTTGCCAATACGAATGTATTTATTGGCGGCGCAAGCGGTAACGAAACACGCGCCCTGACTGCTGCTGATATTCTTAGCGGCACGTTTGCTGATGCTCGTATTTCGCAGTCAAGCGTTACACAGCACCAGGCTGCGCTTTCTATCACTGAATCTCAGATCTCTGACCTTGGCACGTACCAGACACAGGATGCGGGTCTTACGTCTATCGCTGGCCTCACGACGGCGGCAGATAAGATGCTGTACACGACAGCATCAGACACCTACGCAGTAACAGACCTGACCTCTTTTGCCCGCAGTATCCTTGACGATGCTGACGCTGCTACTGTTCGCGCTACGATTGGCGTAGATGCCGCAGGAACGGATAACAGCACCGACGTTACGCTTTCGGGTGCATACGACTACCTGACGATTGCAGGGCAGGTCATTACGCTTGGCCAAGTAGACCTTACTACGGATGTCACCGGGGCACTGCCTATTGCCAATGGCGGTACCGGATCTACAACGGCTGCCGATGCAAGGACGGCCCTTGGTGTTGATGCCGCTGGCACAGATAATAGTACGGATGTAACACTTGTGGGTGCGTATGACTACTTAACGCTTAGTGGTCAGCAGATTACCTTGGGGCAGGTAGACCTTACTACTGATGTGACGGGCGCACTGCCTGTTGCCAATGGCGGCACGGGGTCCACCACAGCCTCTGGCGCACGTACTGCATTGGGTGTTGACCCTGCTGGCACCGACAATAGTACTGATGTCACACTCGCCACAGTAAGCGGCAACTACTTGACCATTACGGGCCAGGAGATTACGGCAGGAACGGTACCCGTCTCTCTTGGTGGTACAGGTGCTACTACGGCAGCAGATGCAAGGACAGCTCTTGATGTTGACCAGGCAGGTACCGACAACTCCACTGATGTAACGATTGCTGCGGGACTTGACTACATCACAATCAGCGGCCAGCAGCTTACGCTTGGATCTGTTGATCTGACGACCGATGTTACTGGTGTTCTGCCCTCCGCCAATATCGGTACGCACACACACGCTGCATCTGATGTTACAAGCGGCACATTTGCTGACGCCCTTATTGCCCAGTCAAGTGTCACGCAGCACCAAGCTGCACTTTCCATTACTGAGTCCCAAATAAGCGATTTCGGAACCTATGTAGACGAGGCCACGGCTCTCGTTTACGCAATCGTATTCTAACCATGTTTGTTATTGAGAACGGCGATAAGATCCAAGGCGACGCGAGTGCCGCAACGGTAGTTGATTACCACATCAGCGGATTGCAGGGCACAAACCTGAAGAACCTTGCTGACGGCCGGCTTGCGGCTACCACTGGCGACCTGTACACTTCCGCTGGTACGGACGTTGCAAAGACGATTGTGCTTGTCAACACAGACTCGTCAGCCCGCACCGTAAACCTATACCACAGGCCGAGCGGCGGAACGGCTCGTCGGATTATCCCAAAGGATACCTCCTTATTACCCGGATACTCCCTGCGTCTTGAGGGCAACATGATGCAGGTGCTTGATACACAGGGAGCCGTTCTTGTAACTACCAGTGTTTCAGCAAATGACATAACCACTGGTACTCTTATTCATGAGGTTGGCGGCCTTGAGGCCGATGTGTCTGCCTATAATGGACTTGTTAAGATAAGTGGCGGCGCAACGTCAGCCGTAACTGCCCCATCTGGTTCCGTTGTCGGAACGAGTGACACACAAACGCTGACGAACAAGACTATTGATGGCAACAACAATACGATTAGCAATCTTGCTCATGGCGCAGAAGTGGACAATCCGTCAAGCGGCGTTCACGGTGTCACAGGTAGTGTTGTCGGGACGAGCGACACGCAGACACTGACCAACAAAACCATTGACACGGCAAGCAATACGATTACTGTAGCGGCATCTGATGTCACAAGTGGTACGCTTGTGCATGAGCGTGGTGGATTGGAAGCAAACATATCTGCATACGACGGGCTTGTAAAGGTTAGCGGTGGCGCAACGAGTGCAGCAAAGGACCCGAATACAGAGGTTACAACAAAGGGCGACATCCTTGTCCGAGGGGTATCAACGCTTGACCGCTTAGGAGTCGGTTCTGACGGTGCGCTTCTAACTGCTAACTCATCCGCAACCTATGGCATTGAGTGGGCCGCCGCCCCTAGTGAGTCGTTCGTAATAGCCTGCTCTGATGAAACGACAGATTTGGCTGCCGCAACTGGAGTAGTTACATTCAGGATGCCATATGCGTTTACAGTAACTGATGTCAGAGCTTCGGTCACAACTGCTCCTACTGGGGCCACAATTACTGTTGACATCAACGAAAATGGCACAAGTATATTAAGCACAAAGCTGACTATTGATGCGTCTGAGAAAACTAGCGAGACAGCCGCAACAGCCGCAGTCATCTCAGACTCTGCGCTGGCAGACGATGCAGAGATCACCATTGATATAGACCAAGTTGGCTCCACGGTTGCCGGAACAGGCCTAAAGGTTTATATAATCGGGAAACAGGCATAGGAGGTATAGATTGAGTTCAGTAATAATAAATCCCTTTAGATTCGTTACAGATAGCGCGACTCCTACGCCCGTTGGAACAGTAGTTGGATGGGGAAGCACGTCTGTGCCCGATGGATGGCTGCTTCTGAATGGCCAAAGTGTATCTACAACAACCTACTCAGAATTATTTGATGTGATAGGATACGAGTTTGGTGGATCTGGCTCAACTTTCCAAGTTCCAGATATGACAACCAATACAAGGGTAGTTATTGGGGTGAATGGCACGTATTCCTATAAGAGCATACAGACAACAGGGTCCACCATTACGACCACAGTGGCCCAGATGGGGTCGCATAACATAAGTGCGCGCAGGATAAATGATAGCGCCATAGTAGGCTCCGTTGGAGCCTCTTCAGATGCCGGATTCAGTACCACTGGATACGATAGCAGCAGCACTGGGGGGGGATCCAGTCATGATAACAGCACCCTATCGCTGTCAATGTTATTCATTATTAAAGCATCGTCATAATGGCAGATTCTGTACCTACCGGAGCAGTCATGGTATACGCACCTTTCGGGGCGACAGGCCAAACCATGCCCGAGGGCTTTCTTGAGTGTGATGGCAGTGCGGTAAGCCGCACAACGTATAGTGATCTATTCAATCTTATTGGGACAACATACGGCACGGGTGATGGATCAACGACCTTTAATATCCCTGACTTAGGAGGCAGGGTACCCCTCGGTGCTGGCACGGGGAGCGGACTTACTACAAGGACCCTGGGGAGTACTGGTGGGTCATCAACAGTAACGATTGGCACACCAGTCTTTCACTCGCACACCGTTTATGTAGCCAATCCTGTTAACTTTACTGTGTACTATGGTGACGGTACAGGATCATACCCACGCAGGGCATCAGGTGGAGGGGCTAGTAGTGGCTATACGGGCGGCGGCGGTTCACACCAGAATATGAAGAACAATATGGCATTATCATATATGATAAAGACATGATCACAGGAACGATAATAGCATACGCTGGATCAGCAGCCCCTGATGGTTGGCTACTCTGTAACGGGTCCTCTGTCTCGCGGACAACTTATGCAGACCTATTTGGCGTGATCGGGGCAAACGGTGGAACGGGTGACAATATGATTCTGCCCGACATAAGGGGGCGAATGGCTATGGCCAGTACATCTGTCCTTAACTTAGCTGGCTCTGAAAGTGCCACCAACACAGAGTCCAATATGCCAAACCACTATCACAGTAGTGGGGACATCTATCAGAGAGACAGCATACAAGTTATGGCCAATACTACCACTCCTTATTCTCAGGGCAACTTCATTCATGAAAATACAAGCTCTAGCGAATCAGGGGCATCTGGCTCCTCAACTCACTCTAATATGCCACCTTTTTTAGTACTAAACTACATCATCAAAACATGATTACGCCATTTATTCAGCACCCTGACGGGTACTTTAACGTTGACGGAGCCTTGATACCTGAGGATGTGTTTATGGACACATTCCCCAACTATCCGGAGCTTCCTGATGGTGGAACCATGAGGGGATCCACCAAGGATGGGAATCCCTATGTGATTTATGATCATGAAAATCAGGGCACAGACCCTAGCTTGACAAGCGATGATATAAATGCCTTTGTTCTTGCTAGGGACGAAATGGTAGCCGAGCGCAACAGGCGATACCCGCTGCTGTTTACTGACCTTGAGCAGATTGGGCCTGAGCAGGACCCAAACATTACGTTTGAATTAGAATCTAGATTTCCTCCATGCCCAAATCCCAAGGAGATATTTGACCCAGCCAAAAGGAGACGCACCGCAAGGCCTGATTCAGAGGCTGGCAAATCACCCGTAATTGCTGGGCGAATCGTAGATAGCACCCCCCCGCTACCTACAGTGGCATCTAGGATACTGGACACGAAGGCGGAGGCTGCCATGCGAATCAATAAGATTGCCCCATTGTGGAAACAGGCGAATGCGATCAGGGAAAACCCTAATGATCCTATTTTTAACGAGATTGATAATATTAGGGAGAAGTCAAACCTAATTGAAGCGCACTTGGCTACACTAACAGATGCTGAAGCGGGCGCATATGACATAGAAAACAGCCCGCTTTGGGGCTAATCTGACTGTCAGCACCATAATGCAGAGGGATAAATGAAATTACAGTACGGAGTTATCTGGAAAAGCAAGCCAGTACTTGAGAAGATATACTTGAACACAACCAACGGGAAACTGCGTCGGCGTTGTAAACACAATGTCATACAAATGCAGCCATTCTTTGAGGACATCATCAAGTGGATCAATGACGACCGAGATGAGCATGGCTGGGCCAATGAAGAGCTAAGTATTGAGGAGCGCAACAAGCTCATGGCGGAAGCAGATAAGCGATTCATTGACTTCTTGACATCAAAAGACGAAGCGGTTGAGTACACGCCGTACACGTTCTCCGAGGAGCTTATGGAGTTTGCCGACGGGATTACTGGTCAGGAAGAAAACGACATTTCCTGGCTCTTTGACGAGAACCAGCTGGAAGAATAATCAAGGCGGGCCACCCTCCAAACCCCTGATCCCTCACCTGCCGGGGGGGTGCGTCCCGCCTACTTTTTCACTCTTTTCATACGCGAAGAAAAACCAGAAAAGGTATAAATGCTATGGATGTGTCAAGATTCAGCGACGATGAGCTTGAGCTGTTCCATGACCTTATTGGTCGTATTGAGGACTTCCTGGACATGGAGGAGCCAACCTTTATTCGTGCGTATGACCAAGATGCGGAAGTTTTTTTGCCGCTTTCCAGTGGAGGATCGGTGGCATCAATCCACTATACGGGCGATGGGATAATCATCCGTAGCGTGGTGGCAGGTGAGGTTGAATATCGCACCCTGAACGGTGAGCCAGCCAAGATGACGGCTGACTATATAAGGGCCAGAACCGTAGATACCTACCAGCGGGCACAGGAGCGGGCGGATGACGCTTATGCTATTGTCCAAGAACGCGGGTGGAACACGAAGGACAACTCAGATGGCAACGACTAAGGATGTCTCAAAAACCAAAGGCGGACGGCTCCTGTACCGGGGCGAAACCTTCAGCGGCTACAACGAGCCAAAAAGGACACCGGGGGAGCGTAAGAAGTTTGCGGTGCTGGCGAAGAAAGGGGACGAAGTGAAGCTGGTGCGCTTTGGTGATCCAGATATGCGGATCAAGAAAAGTGACCCAGAGCGCAGGGCATCATTCCGTGCCCGCCACAAGTGCGACACAGCGAAGGATGTGTTCACAGCCCGCTACTGGTCCTGCAAAATGTGGTGATCGACTATGATTCCGTGGTTCATCAAAAGTGTGCCCGAGAAAATTAAACCATTGCCGCCGGAGCAGATTCCGGTAGCAAGGCTTGTACAACCAACGACGCTGCCAACAGCGAAACAAACCATGTTTAAAACTCTTCTTAATCGAATGAAAGAAGCCTCTACGTGGGCTGGACTTGCAATCATTGCACAGTTCGTACCGCTTGAGGTTGGTGAACTCCAGGTGATCTGGGAGGCACTTGCTGCGCTTGCCGCTGTTGCCGCCATCTTCATCCCAGAGGGCAAGGCTCAAGAAGCCGAGCAGGGTTGACACTTATTAACAATTCTCCGTATATTTGCGGAACCCAATCACTGAACCATGTTCTGTGACGCAAGCCTATCGGAAGTGCAAGAGTTCTCCCTGTCTCGTCACGGGGGGGACCTTGCGCTGTCTGATAACTTTACGCTGGGCGAGTTTGCTTGCCATGATGGATCGGATCACGTTTTGATCCACCCGTCTCTTGTAGCTCTGCTTCAAACCATCAGGACGCACTTTGGGAAGCCTGTGAAGATCCTATCTGCATACAGGACACCCGAATACAATGCGAAGATCGGTGGTGCGAAGAACAGTACGCATAAGAAGGGCATGGCTGCGGACATAACCATACGGGGAGTCAGCCTCAAGAAGATCGCGGAGTTTGCCGAGGATCTTGATGTGGGCGGAATTGGAGTATACCCCGATAACCACTTTGTACATCTTGACGTATGGCGCAGTATGCGTCGGTGGAAAGGGTAATGGAACAATGGCAGGAGAGGGCAGAAGAACTTTATCGCAACACTCGCCTGTCAATACGCGAGATCGCTGATACGGTCGGCATAGCAAAATCAACGCTACATGACCATCTGAAGGCAAATGGCATCAAGCGTGGCCAGCCGAAGATACTTGTCTTTGACATTGAAACGGCCCCTGGTACGTGCTTCTACTGGCGCAGAAAGACAACGTACATCAACAAGGACATGATCATTGAGAAGCCGGGTAAGGTCCTGTCTTGGGCCGCAAAGTGGCTGGGCCATGAGGATGTCATGGCGGAGACGCTACTTGATCACGGCAATCTGTATGATGACTTCGCCCTGTGCGAGTCCCTGTGGCAACTCCTTGACAAGGCGGATATTGTCATCGCTCACAACGGCGACCGATTTGACATCAAGATGATGAACGCTCGGTTCCTGATGCACAATCTGCCACCAACGAGTCCATACGCCAGCATTGATACGCTGAAGATTGCCCGCCGCTACTTTGGATTTGATTCAAACCGCCTTGACGAGCTGGGCCAAGACCTTGGCATCGGCAGGAAGATGGAGCATGAGGGCATGGCCCTTTGGATCAAGTGCCTTGACGGCGACAGGGATGCCTTCAGCAGGATGCTTGAGTACAACGTGCAGGATGTCCTGCTTCTTGAGCAGTTCTACCTGAAGGTTCGCCCATACCACAAGGCGCATCCCAATGTGTCGCTGTACACGGACAATGAGCAGATTAAGTGCGCCAAGTGTGGCAGCGACGACGTAGAGCCAGTAGAGGGCCACGTATATAGCGGTGCGACGCGCTATCGACTGTACAAGTGTACCGAGTGTGGCGGATTTAGCCGTAGCAGAACGTCAGACAAGACCACCGACCAACGCCGCAATACGCTGGCATCAAGCTGATGTCCACCACTCCATCTTCTGGCCGTAGTCATGCAGAAAGATGGTGCGCGTCTCGTGGCCGCTCAGTGTGGTCGCAGATGGCTGAGAACGGATCCAGTCAATGCCCCACATATTCACCGCATTGCGAATCTCAAGGCAAGCAGGGAAGATGCGGGTGCTGTGATACGTATTCCTGCGGCTGCCCTCGGGAATGTGCTGCTTTGGCCCAGCGTCAACATTGCGGGCCTTTGTGCCATCGTAGGGTGACCAACCGCAGTTGTCCATCATGCGCTTGCTCATGTACTTGCCGCTGCCGCACAAGAACTTGTCTATAAAGACGATCTCCTTTTCCTGCGGATCGAAGAAGTGGCACCCGCTGACCTCCATGTAATCGCCGCCATACGTGGACAGGTGGCGTAGGTATGCGGGAGATAGAAGCGAGTCGCTTCCCGTAAGGACCACATCATCGTCAAAGTTTGCAGCGTATGCCAGGGCATCGTTGAACTTGCGCCCCACAAGCACATTGCCATCCTCGTCGTAATGCTGTGGCACCAGCTTGTCCTCCACGCCAGATAGCAGCCCCTCATCGTCTGGCGTTTCTACAATAATGGCATCGTAGCCAAGGTCATCGTAGTAAAGGGCAACGCGCCGTGTAAGCTCGTGGCGTCCGTAGGCGGGGATAACGATCTTCATGGTATTAGCGGTAAGAACATGGTATGGTCAACCTGCACCGCGTCAGGAAAGTTGGTTATCGGCGTAATCGACAACTCTTCCTTGCATGATACGAGCAGGTCTTGGTAGCAGGAGATCAACGTGGGCTGCGGCAATCTCCGTGACGCGGATGCGTCCAGTGAGACATTTCTGTTGTCGTCGTACAGGCTGCCATGGATGAGCGTCCTATGGATCAGCCTTCCACATCCTATCGGCTCCCCGAATCGTTCTCCACTATACCCCTCCCAATAGCGGGCATCGTTGTTGTTCCAGTCCCACATATACAGGTCGCGGATGCCAACGTATTTTTCTCCAATGCGTATCAGGTCGGCGTACTGGTCCCACAGGGTGGGCATGAAGAACGTGTCGGACCCCATGATCATGACGTAGTCCACAAGGTCGTGAAATGCCATGCTTACTGCCGCATTGAACTTGCGGCCCAGCGGCCTGTTTTCTATTTCAACGTACTTGTGGCCAAGGTTCTCCGCCTCTGTGCGCGTTTCATCGCCTTCTGATCCGGCTACATAGGTACAAAGCTCAATACCGCGTTCTGCGGCATGAGCCTTGTGATCTGCCATGTGTTGCAGAAATGCGTAGCGCATCCGGGGCCTACCCCAGACTGGTACTGCTATCCCGATTTTTGTCATTGTTCTGCTGTATCAGCATTCCCTTGATGAGAATCATATAGCCGATGATGTCATGTATGGCATCCTCAAAGGATTCGCCCTTTACAAGCAGTTTTCCGCTTTTAATGAACGCCCTGAGACGCTGCATCTTGTCGGAAACCCGTATCATCACCCCTTTG